CGCGAATTAAGCTCGACTGTCGAAACAGAATACAAAGACGGTACACCGGATAGATTCAATAGAGCTATTCATGCGGTTGAGTCTATTACAAATGTAACTGGCACCGATATAGCCACAACTGCTACGGGGTACGACTCAGGCGCAAGCAATGCCTTTGCCGATTTAACTGTGGGGGATTTCTTTTGGCCTACGGGGCACCATGATACAGGTTTAAATATTGCACATCACATCACAGCTAAAGCAGACGATAACAATGTGACAGTTGCTGTAGCTCCTACATCTGTCGAGGCTGCTGGTGGATCTATCACTATATACTCACGCAAAAACACAAGCGGGAAAACTCGCGGGTATGAAGCATTCCAGACTAGAAAATTAAATACATCACTTGGCGATAACACATCGCATCAAACGCTCTTAAATGGCGCTATTAACACCTTTGGAATAACCATGGATACCGGCGGTATTATCAAAGTTTCTGAAGCTTCATTGTATGAAAAGAAAGTTGATGGAGTTGCCGCTCTCGCTGGTCAAACTGATGGCGTAGCAGATTCTAGTGCTAGTTATTCCTCGCGAATAAATGTTAAAGGTTACTTTGTTGATGGTGTTAGCGAGCTTTGCCGATTCAAAACGATGGATATTCAAATTGACAACGGCTATGAGTCTGATTCAGCATCGGGTTGTGATAGCAAAGTTTTAGCTAAAGGCCCGATCACATCAACAATGACGATAACATCAAGAATGGCCGCTGATGACTCTGACAAGTGGGAAAATCGAAATAGTGATACTAGTTACACCGCTTCATTTGCTGTTTTAATTGCGTCAAATGATGGGGCAACTGAAGTTATTTATGCTCAAGATAACAGTAAGATTACAGAGTCAAAACCTGTGATCAACGGGAAGTTTGCTGAAGTTAGCTTGGTTGCATCTGGCCAGCGTTCAGTAAATCAAAACACAACAATTACATCTTACCGAAATAACTAATTAAACCCTTGGCGGGTAGCCCCCGCCTTTTTTAGGGTTGAGGGTTTATTATGATTATCGAAAATCTATTAGAAGACACAGAGCTTCACGATCTTGGAGTGCCTTTCTATCCAGATCCAAAAGAAAACGCTTATATTTTAGTTAGAAGAAATGACACTCAGGCATGTATTAATGCTAGACGTAAAATTATATCAAGCATGCCACCGGCGGCGCTGCTTCAAGAAAAAGATGTTGACTCTAGAAATAAGGAAATGCTTAGGCGCATGGTTTCAGAATATTATGTAGCTGGTTTAAGTGGGTTTTATTCTGAGAGTCAAGAAGGCGAACTCCAATACACTAAAGACTTAGGGGTGTTGATTTTTCATAGTGACAAAGCCCTAAGTTTGCTTGATGGTATCGTCGCGACATCTGTAGATAGTAGTAAATACATTGTTAGGCAAAGAAATATACACTTAGAAATAATTAAGAAGTATATTGAATTTGATTTTGACCTGCCGACCCTAGAAGATAAGCTAGATCATCTAGAGCTTAACTGCAATAACGATACTGACACATACAATAACTCAACAGTTAAAATTAACGATATTGAAAGTGAGGTTATATCCGGCTTTTATAATGCGTGCAAATACAGAAAAGAAAACGAGTATCTAACAAAAGAGCAGATTAATGAAAGCTATGAGCTTTATGTTACAATGACATCAAATTATGATTATATAGAAATGATAAAAACACTAGATTCTTTCTATTTAAATCTAAAGATTAAGCGCGATAAAGCCATGTCTAAACAGGTGGAAAGTAATGACAACTAATTACATAGATGTAGTCTACAGAGCGCCAAATGCTGACAAGGGCATTGATAAAACATCTGGGAAAATGAAAAGGCTTGGGCGCGAATCTGACAACGTAAATAAAAGTTTCGGCGCACTTTCTAAAGTAGCTACAGGGGTGTTTACTGGTTTACTTGTAAATCAAATAGTCACTTACACTGACAAGTTCACAAGCTTACAAAATCAGTTGCGACAAGTAACCACAACTACAAAGCAATTAAACGATCGAACAGCGGAGCTGCTAGCGATCTCAAATAGATCCAGGGTCGGCATTAGTGATACAGCGGAGCTTTACACGCAATTAACGCTATCAACTAAATCCTTAAACTTAACAACTGAAGAGCAATTGAGGCTTACTGAAACTATCAGCAAGTCTTTTGCCGTGTCTGGTAAGTCTGCTGCTGAGTCAGCGGGCGCTATTAGGCAGTTAGGGCAAGCGTTTAGTGCTGGCGCATTACGTGGTGATGAGTTTAATTCTATCGCAGAGGGTGCGCCGGAAATACTAAGAGCGCTTGAAAGGCACTTAAAGTTAACAACTGGTGAACTTAGAGCTTTTGCTGCAACTGGCGGGATAACTGCCGAAGTTATGGCCAAGGCTCTTGGTGGTGCTGCTGACGTTATAGATCAAAAGATGTCTAAAGCTGTAAAAACATTCGGCCAAAGCACAGAAATAGCATCTAACAATATGACGGTGTTTATAGGCGAGTCCGAAGCTGTAAATACCGTAGTTACTGCTGCAGGGACTGCGCTGGTGTTTGCTAGTGAAAATATAGAAATGTTTGGCGAGCTAATAGCATTTAGTGCAACTGTGATGGCTGCAAGAATGATTCCGTCAACTACAGCTTTAATAGCCGGCATGTATTCAACTGCAACAAGTATGGGTGTTGCTACTGTAGCTACTAGAGGATTAAGCGCAGCAATGGGCTTGCTAGGCGGTCCACTTGGTGTTATTACTCTCGCTGTATCTGCATTGGTTATATTTGGTGCTGAAGCTGAAACGCAAAAAGAAAAGACAGTTAGGTTGTCTTCTGAAGTAGATAAACTGTCTTTAAGCTATCAGAAGCTAAATCAGCAGCAAAGAGTTATTGAAAACTCTAAAATTTCTGCCGAAATGGATAAGGTTAGAGAGAAAATATCTGGATACAGAGAACATTTAGACGGTTTAAATAAAAATAATTTCAACGCCGTTAGACAAATTACTGTAGCTATAAAAGAGCAGGAAGAAATACTAGACTCTCTATCACAGAAACAACAAGCCTTAGTTCAATCTGGGTTTGGTCAGTTTACAGACTTATCACAGGAAGCTCCCAGCAAACAAGGTAAAGGCGAAGCCGCTAGCTCAAAAGAAACTACAAATATAGACGATGTAAGAGCAAGGTTAGCGCTTGAAACTGATGCTTTAGCGGCTGAATTAGATAACCGTAGAGCGCTAAAAAACAAAGAGATAACTCAACAACAATTTGATGACGAGGCTGAGCTTCAAAGAATTAGATTTCAATTTGAAGAAAAAAGGCTAGCTATTGATGAAAATGAAAAATTAACAGGTTTACAAAGAGCGCAACTTAAGCTAGACATAGGCGAACAGGAGCTTTTAGCTGAAAGGATATTACAGCAAAGACTTACCGACGAAGCAAAAGATGGGGCTGATGAGAGAAAGCAGTTGTTAGGTAATCAGTTAAACTCCTTACAGTCCTATACCAATACAGCTTTCGTTTTAGCTAATGCTTTTGGTAACAAGTCAGAGAAGCAAAGAAAGAAATTCGCAAAAGCACAAATAATAATAAATACAGGTATAGGCATTACTAGGGCGTTTTCTGATTTAGGCTGGCCTGGAGGTATACCTGCCGCAGCGTTAGCTGCCGCAACTGGTGCAGCTCAACTTGCTGCTATAGGTAGTTCAGGAGGGAATCCGTCACCGTCTACCAGTTCAAGAACTCCAAATGCAGCGCCGTCAACTCCATCGCAAAACAACACAAGCGCTTCAAAGCGTCAAGTAATTGACATCAACGTGTCTGACGACTCTGTAATAACAGGTAAAAACATGAAAGATATATTTATTGCGTTATCTGAAAGCGATGGCGGCGATTTAGCTGTAGCTATAAATAACGGGCAAGCCGAAGCGATAAGAATTGGCGCAATTGAGGGTTAAAGATGACCGCTGTATTTAGAGTAAACACATTAGTAATACCATCACAGGTAACTCCCATTCCCAAGTGCCCTAGGGCGATTTTCGGATTTAGAAGTTTGCTTCCTGATTCTACCATTGTAAATTTTTCAGGTTCTGGAGTTGATGAAGATTTATCTTACCCATTTAGTAACTGCTTAGATTACAGAGACAACACAAAATACAGCCCAACATCAGAGTTGACTGTTGAAATTGAATTCAGACAATCTTCAGCTACTGCAATTGATTACTTTGGAATTGCAGTACATAACGGCTCTGATGTAGGTTTTACAGGCAAGTTTGAAGTGCAGGTTTTGGGTTCGTGGGTTAAGGTTGCAGATATAGCAACGCCGACAAATAACGGTACAGTAATGGGTTATTTTGATGAGAAAAATAGCAGTAGGCAGCGACTAACGTTAAATTACACAGGGAAGCTATACATAGGTACTATTTACGTTGGTAAATCTTGGGAAATGAAAAGCACTCCAGATAAAGGTTTTATTCCTGGTCGATCAAATAGTATTGATGAGGTTCAAGGTTTTAATACTAAATCAGAGCAGTTTGTTATAGGTCGAAAAATGGAAAAGGGAAATGAAACAAAAGGCTCATTCTCCAATGTTGATTTTAGTATTATAAACTCTGAATACTTGGATTTTATGAATCACGTGCAATCACCTAAGCCTATGTTTTTTAAGTGGAATAGCGATATTGAGGATAATTTTTTCGGGATGCAAAAAGGCAAGCTAACCCCGCCGTCTTATAGCAATAGCAATCGTGGTACAATATCATTTAATTTGATCGGGCGAGCATAAGATGACATTCGATATTGAAAAATCAAAAAACGGAACTAATTTATTTTATTCGGTCGAGATATTGCCAAATAAATGCAAATTCACTACTGATGCAGCCATCCAGAAAGGTACTGTTAGTATTAGTAGTGCGCTAACTGATAGTTACACTGGTCCTGTACCACTAAGCGGTGGTGACCTTGACTTTTTTAAAAACTCAAACCCATACTTAAAAATAAATGATGAGATTATGGGCTTGGATTTACCTGGTGGCTCGGGCGGCTTGGCGCTGAACGGGACGGATCAGCAGGTTAATATCCCATCTATAACAATGATGGGAGATTATGAGGTTGAAATTATATTTAGTCAGCCGCGATCTCAGTTCCCTAGTGGGTATTTATTGAGTCATGCGAGTGATTTTAATTTGCGTGTGCAATCCTCAACAGATTTAATAGTAATAGATCATCCAACAACAACAGTAAAGCAAGCTTTGAATACAACGTTGACTGTACAATCAAATCAAACTAACACGCTTAGAATAAAAAAAACATCCTCTACAGTTAGGGTAAAATTAAATAATGTTGAAGAAAGCTTTTTCAACCTTAACTTTACAGATCCATCTATAGACACAATTGGTCGGCGGGTTTCTGGTAGCGGGTTTTTTAACGGAAGAATCTTATCGCTTAAAGTTTGGACAGGCGGAAGCGAGCAAAGCGGAACTTTAGAGAGAAACTATCCTTTTGATGATACATTTTCTAACAATCCGACAATTCGCGATACTGCATCATCTCAAGATGGTACGGCGATAAACGCAACAACTGCAAGCTGGGATAACTCTGTAAACATAACATCTAGAGGCGAGTTTAGTACTACAGCTACATCTCATGCAGCGGGACCGGCTACGATATTGCACCCTGGCGAAGCTGATGGTACATGTTTAGGCTTTCCAAGGCTGTCGAATGG